AATTAAGCTACATATTCTTTGCAAATACCAAAGCTTTTTCTATGCCATTTAGTTATTCCAAATTTTTTTATTCCTTCCATATGTTTTTTTGATCCATAACCCTTATTTGAATCAATACCATACTTTTCAATTAATTCTGGATTTTCCAAACATAATTGTTCAATATATTTATCTCTTTCTACTTTTGCTAATATAGATGCAGCTGCAATAGAAGAATATTTATTATCACCTCCTTCTATTAGTTCGTATTTTAAAGTTTCTAATTTAGTTTTTGTATTATTTAATACATTTAATGGTTTAAAATAATTACCGTCTACAAGTAATAATATTTTATTAATATCAAAATGAGGATTTTTCTTCAATAACTTTTTTATACATTTATGCATAGCAGATTGAGTTGCTTGTAAAATATTAATTTCATCTATTGTACCTTCATCTTCATAATCAACTGACCATGCAATGGCATTTTCTTTAATATATTCAGCAACTTCTTCTATTTTCTTTTTTGAATGAAACTTTTTACTATCCTTCATCAAAGAATGATTATAAGTATCATCTTTAGGTAAAATAACAACACCTGCATAAACTCTACCAAACATGGGTCCTCTTCCAGCTTCATCTATTCCGATCTCTATAATATTTATGTCATTATTGTAGAAATGTTTTAATGGTAATTGAATATTTCTCTTTCTTTTTTGTACAATATGTTCAATAATTGGGTTATGATTCTTTTTTACTGGTATAATATCAAATACTTCTGGTTCTTCTATAATAGAATTATCATTATTATATTCTATTTCATCTTCTGAGTCATCAATAATACTAGCTTCAATCCAATTGTTATTTTTTGACGACATATCGCAATTATTATAATATTACAAATATTTTATATCAAATCAATTTTTTCATTAAACTTTTTTCACAATATAAATTATACAATGAAAGGTGAATTATTAATACTTTTTGTAATAATATTATTAGCACTAATTTTATGTTCCTTTTTAGGAGGTAAAAAATGTAAAGAAGGAATGGAAAATGGTTCATCAAGTCAAATATATTATGGCCCAAATGGCACTACTGCACAAATAACTACTGATTCAAGTGGTACTTCAAGTTTAGTAATTACTACAACAGATGGTACTACAACAACATACAATGCTACTAATGTTTCCTCAAGTGTTACTACAACTACATATACTGGACCAAATGGTGGAACAGCTGTAGTAAATCAAGGTAGTAATGGGGTTTCAACAGTTCAAGTTAAGGACGCAAATGGAAATGTTATACTAACATTAACAAATAATCCTAATACGGGTACAACTACTTCTACTACACAAAATGGAACAAATGTAGTAACTAATTCTTCATACGATAATTATAATCATTATACAGGAACAGCATATCCAATTATTTATTATGGTCCAAATGGCGGGACTGCACGTGTTATACAAACAAACAATAATAGTACAATTGTTATAACTAATAAAAATGGAACAACTGAAATATATTATATTGATACCAATGCACCTAATCCTAATGTTTCTACTTATTATGGTCCTAATGGAGGTTCAGCAAAAATGATTACAGATAAAAATGGAAAACCAGCAGTTGAAATAACAACGCCAAATGGTTCAAAGATTGTTTATTATGCCGATAATATTTATACTTATAATAGTCAAGATCAAACAATAAATCAATATTCTGCTGATACTAACACAACTGGTTCAGATTATAATTCTGCTTATAGTGCATCCACATATTATGGTCCTTATGGAGGACAAGCTACTACAATAACAGGGCCAGCTGGAAATACATATTCCACATATGATTCATCTGCCTATACAAATTCTCTTCCTGCTGGTATACCAAAAAGCTTAATACCTCCTGGTCAAGAAGATTTATATATTTTGAAATCTCAAGTTGTACCTCCAGTATGTCCAAAATGTCCTGATCCCATTGTTGAATGTCCTAATAATTTTGACGAATCAAAATGTCCTCCTTGTCCTCCATGTGCTCGTTGTCCTGAACCAGCATTTGAATGTAAGAAGGTACCTAATTATAGCTCATTTAATCAAGATTATATGCCTGTTCCTGTTTTGAATGATTTTTCTAGTTTTGGTATGTAAATAATATTATAATTATTTCTATTCTCTGCGTTTAATACATTTTTTGTCAATTTTTAACGTAGCACTTCTATCTTCTTGTGGAACAATATTAATAATACATTTAGATTTTTTACCATAAAGTGGTTCAGTACAACCCTTTTCTCTTTGTTTTCGTGTTTTAACTTTTTTAAATTTAAATACTTTAGGTATTTCATCTGTACATCTAGATCTAAAATGTTCAAATCTTTCCCTAACATCACAATAAGATAAACCAGATTTTTTGCCCAACATTTTATTTACAAGCTCATGTAATTCATAAATATATCTAGAAAATGTTTCGCGATTCTCCATATGACACATACTTAATGGTTTTTTTTTGAAGTTGTTAGTTAGATTCATTCGGCAATATTTGCAAGGCAAAACATATTGTAGATTTATAACAAAATCTCTGTAATGTTTTTTATTTTCTGGAGTAGGATTAACAGGATAATTAAAACTCATAATATGTAAATAAGACCACATTAAAGGTCCCCAGACTTTAGTTAACATTCCATCACCGGAATTGTAATCCTTCTTAGTATAAACTCTTTTTGTTTTATTTTTTATAGATATATTTTTACGAGTCTTTTGCATATTATATTATATTATAAGTATAAAAAAATATAATATAAATATATTATAGCTATGTCTTCTTCTATTATGATAGTTCAATATGCAAAAGCAACTCAAAATATATGTATGTCTTTAGCAATTGCAATTTTTTTGATCATTTTATTCATGATGACACCTCTTAATACATTTTTATTGTCATCTATATTTGGAAAAACAATTATTTTAATACTTTTAGGATATACTATATTTTATAATATACAACAAACTAACAAATTTTCAAAGGAATTTAATGTATCTTTAATATCAGGAAATTGGAACGCAATAAAAACAAATATTATATGTAGTTATATTTTCACTTTATTCCTAATTATTTTGCTTTTATCAGTCATCAGAAAATTTTTTTTGTAAAACAGTTTCTTTTTTAGAGCTAGAATATTTAGGAGTATTAATAATTATACTTTTATATTTTGATATATAAGCTAAACGAATATTATATATTTTTTTATTATATTCTAATTCATTTTTATAATCTTTACGGTTAATAATATGTATTCTACCATCATTATCCCTAACAAGCATTTATATTAAATATCATTTAAACTTTATATTCGTTTAAAAGATATTGTAATTTATTCTTATTTAATATATATAATGACTGCAACAATACAACAAATTCCTTCTAATTATTTAAAAACTGGTGGAAATCCTACATTATTTCAAAGACTATTTACAAATTTGACTTGGACAAGTGTAATAATATATTTTTTAATTGCATTAGTATTAGTTATAATTGGTTATTATACATTTAAGCAATATACATCAACTAAGACAGCATTTAGTCAAAGTGAAACAAATGACGAGAAACAAAATTCAAATAAAACCGCAAATTTATTATTATTTTATGTAGATTGGTGTCCTCATTGCAAAACAGCAAAACCTGAATGGGAAAATTTGAAATCAGAATATGATGGAAAAAATATAAATGGTTACACAATGATTTTTACTGAACATAATTGTACTAATGAAACACCTGAAATTGATGAATTAATGAATAAATATAAGATAGAAGGTTATCCTACAATAAAATTAATAAAAGATAATCAAGTAATAGAATATGATGCAAAACCAACAAAGAGTACTATGGAACAGTTTTTGAATACTGTATTATAAATTTTCATGTATTTTTCTATCTTGTAGAAATTGTATTGCATCTTCTTCACCTTCTTGGATCCATTTACTACGTAATTCTTTGTTACTAATTGATTCAGTTATTGATTCTAATGTTAATGGATTAGTATCTACAAAACATCTTAATGTATTAGTAATTGTTTCTGTTTTAACACTGCTTCTAATATAATTCATTGAATTTATTGAAAAACATATAATATATTCTAACAAGGATGAATCCATTGTAACAGAAACATTTTCATAACTATCGGTGTTTTTATTATAAGAACTTTTGATACCCAAAATTTCATCTTTATTTGAATGATCTCTAATGCATTGATTTATTGGATAATTACACATTACACCCCCATCTACATAACAACAATTATCTATTATAGTTGGCATAAATATTCCAGGTAATGCGGATGACATTGTTAAAGCCTGTGTTAAACTTAAATCAGGATGTGTGCTATGAGATAATTCAATAGTTTGAAATTTGTTGATTTCAAATGTAAAAATATGAAGATCAATTTTAGAATATTCATAAAATTCTTTTAATGTAATATCTAAAGTTAAATCTTTTGCTTCTAATAGAGGTTTAAAAATAATTTCAGCCAATTTTTTGTCAAAGAGACCTTTATTATAATATGAATCAAATATTTGTTTTGCGGTTACTTTAAATGCATCATGCCATGGGCGATCAATTATATATTTATTTAAAGTATCCCAATCATATTTTAAACATATAAATGCTGCTATAATAGCTCCAACTGATGTACTATATATAGATTCAATATCATTTATATTCCAAAATAATTCTGCATTTAATTTTTCAAGTGCTCCCAAATATCTAAGACCTAATGGTCCACCACCAGATATAACGAGATGTTTTATTGTCATTAACAAAATATGTAATAATATATTTACATATTTATAATTAGATAAATATAAATATCAAAATAATATGAATATTAAAATAATATAAATATTTAAATATTAATATATATTTCAATATTTTTTTCTTTAAATGAATTAAATGGCTAATATTTTTACACTTGAAAATTTCTCCGAATTCTCTGAAAAGATAAATATTGATGATTTATACGAGAAAAAACGTCAATATGATCTGAATAAATTAGAACTTTTTAGAAAAATATTAAATCGTGTTCATATTAGAATAAAGACAACTGCTAGACAAAATATTAATGAAAAATTTGATCAAGCAGGATGCATTGCTTATTTAATGGACACACTACAAACAAATGGTTTTCAGGTAAGATATTTTCATCCAAATACAATTTTAATATCATGGAATCACTGGGTACCAAGTTATGTCCGTAATGAAATTAAAAAGAAGACAGGAATTGTTTTGAATGAATATGGAGAAAAGATTGAAAATGAAATTGTTAACGAAGATGAAGAAGATTTAGAAGAGCAAACTAACAATACTGGATTACAGCAAATTAAAAACAGTAAAAAATATACACCAATTAATTCATATAGACCATCTGGAAAATTAGTTTATAGTGAAGATCTATTAAATAAAATAGAAAATAGAATTAGTGATAATTAATTATATATTACTTATATATAAATGACACGTGAAACAAAAAAAAGTAAAACTTGCAACAATAAAACAAAAAAAAATTTAAATAAAAAAGAAATAGAACTATATTGCAAAAAATTTGCAAATACTTTTAATAGATTTGAGGATGAATTTGAAAAAAAAAATAAAAATAATTTAGCTAAAGAAAACAGTGTTGAGAAAAATTTAGTAAAAATGTTTAAAACTCCTTTTACACCATCAAAGATAAAGCCACAAAATGATTACTATACATATATTAATTATCAATGGCTTGAAAAAAAGAGCTCTGAATTAAAAAAAGAATTAAAATACTATGTTCAAGTTGATAGTTTCAGAGTTACTCAAGAAAAGGTCTATTATGAATTGATTGATATTGTTAAAGAATATATTAAAAATAATGATTCAAAAAAAGCAAAAGCTATTAAAAATGTATATGAATCTTTATTAAATTTAGATAATGATGCAGCTAAAAGACATGTGGATTATTATTTTGAATTAATAAATAAAAGAATGGCGTCTGAAAATATATGTGAATTTTTAGGTTCAATTAATACAAATGAAATAGTTTCTTGGGGATGCCCTGTAGTATGGTCAGTACTAAAAGATGAAAAACAATCTAATATTTTTAGATGCACTATTTCTGCACCACAACTAACAATTTATGATTACGAAATTTATATTGAAGATGAATTAGATGATCAAGATACAAAAAAATATAAGAAAGAATTTAAAAGTCATTTTTTTGATTTTTTGAATAAAATGTTTGATGCATGTTTAGGAAAAGGTCATGATTTAAAAGCTCAAGATGTTTGGGATTGTGAATATGATATTTTAACAGCATTAGGTTGTGATAGTATAAAAACAGATAATATTGATGGTTATAATGTTGTTACTGCTAAAGAGGCATTAGAAAAATATAATTTTGATTTACATGCTTTTTTGAAAAAAGTTGGTTATGAAAAAATGCCTGATTCATTTATTTGTACAAGTACTAATTATTTAAAATGTATAATGAATACATTAATTAAAAATGATGCATGGAAAAGTAAAAAATGGAGGACATATTTTTTATATATAGAGTTCCGTCAAATAATGAGATTTCATAGTGAATGGAGATTAATATATTATGATTTCCATGGAAAATATATAAAAGGTCAACCAATACCTTGGCCAAAAGAAATATATCCTATTTTTGGTTTATCTTTGTGTTTTAATACATTTTTAACAAAT